AGCGTCATTTCGTTGTTACTCGTGGTGACTCTCGTATAGCTATTACTATTGCGAGAAATTCTGATACAGCCAAACTGAAAAGAGAAAGTCGGTTCATCATTGATGACCCTGAATCTGCTAAGCCGCTCTCCTATCTTCTTACCAAGCCGTTAAAGCTCGGTATGACATATGGCGGGAACGGTGTTTATAAGTTTGTCTTACAGGAAGTTACTGCGACAGGTGATGATAATTTTGAATTACAGATAGCGGATTACTATAAGTATTTTCCAAAGGACGTACCGGAAGACGGTACTACTATTGAAGACAGGGAGGTGTGGCTGTAATGCAGCTTGAAGATTTCTATGATTATAAGAACAAGCTCATGAAAGACATCCTCACAAACAAAGAAATCGTACGTTTAATCAACGACGATATTCAGTTTAAGGATGCATACCAGCTTGCCTATACCCAAGTCTATCCAGCTGAGTATATTTACGAGACCATATTCAACGGCAGCACATTCATCTGTTTCGACGTAGACGTACAGTCTGCTCCGAACAAAACATTCCTGTTGCCAACGTTGTATATATGGGTATTCGTTCATAGAAGCAGATTGCGTATGCCGGACGGTGGTGGTGTCCGGACGGATAGAATCTGCTCAGAGATATGCAAGATGATAAATGGAAGTAAGGAATACGGGCTCGGCGAGCTGAATTTGTACTCCGTAAAGCGTTTTGCTCCTGTGACTGATTATAACGGGAAGTGTATGACGTTTTACGCTAAAGAGTTTAACAGGGTTTACGACCCGAATAAATACATTCCATCTAATCGCAAGAATAGATAAATGGCTACTATCAATCTTCTTTATAAGAACCAGTACGCAATCAACGACAAGATCCATGTGGTCATTCCGACAGTCGGACAGATTCTTGAGAATGAAGACGGGTATTATAACATGATTTCGATATTCACTTCTATGCCTATAGACTTGATGCTTGAGCTTGAGGAAGTAGGCGTAGACTTTACGACAATCAATGATTATGAACTGTTCCTGATTCTCTTTAACTCTCTCCGCACAATGGACACCAGTCTTGTTCTTGGCGACCTAGACCTATCGAAATTCCAAATGGCCACCAACGAACAGAATGGTAAGTTGGTTTTGTATGACGCAGAGAATGACATCTGCATTGACAGAGCCATACACGGTCAGATTGCCGCGACTCTTCGTGAGATACACCACCTCGAAAAGAACAGGCGTAAACCTGCCAACGAAGAGGCAAAACAATACCTGCTAGAACGAGCCAGAATTAAAGCCAAGCGAAGAAAGAATCGTAAGGAATTTTCTGACTTGGAATCACTCATAGTCGCCATGGTATGTACCGAACAATACAAGTACAACTACGAAGAAACGAAAGAACTCACGATCTATCAGTTTAACGAGTCTGTACAACAGATTGTTAAGAAGGTTGACTATGAGCATAAGATGCACGGCGTATACGCCGGTACAGTAGACCCCAAGGGGTTGAGCCAGTATGACTTGAACTGGCTATCACATAGAAAATGATAGGAGGAAACTAGATATGAATATTGCTGATCTTACCATTACAAGTCTTGAGACCATTGATGGTTTCGATCCTGTAACTGGTGCATATATCTTCACGCTTGATGAGCTCCAGAACGCTACCATTCAGAATAGCCAGGAGACTCAGGATATCACCGGTAAGGGCGGACGTCTGCTTAATCAGCTGAAGAGAAATAAGACTGTTACCATCAGTGGTGCAAACGGTCTGATTTCTGGCGGTCTGCTTGAGGCACAGACTGGCGGTACCTTCGAATCCAAGGCTACCGAAGTTATGTGGACGGATTATCTCACTGTTAATTCTAACTCTGCCGATACCACTTATAAGGCAATCGGTACTGCCGGTGCTGAGATTGAGGAGCTCTATATCCGTAATAACGATGGTACTATTGGCACCGAGCTTGAGCAGGCTTCTACCACTGCTGCTGGCAAGTTCGCTTACGCTCCGGGCACCAAGAAACTGACCTTCACTGATGTGGCTGATGGCACTGAGATAGTTGTGTTCTACAAGAGAAAGATTACCGCTAGCGTTATTGAGAATGACTCTGATGTTTATTCCAAGAAAGCTACGCTGTACATCAACGGTCTTGCTGAAGATAAGTGCTCGAACGTATACCGCATCCAGTTCTTCGTTCCGAAGGCTGACTTCTCGGGTGAGTTCTCCATCGAGATGGGCGACAACCAGACGGTTCATAACTTCGAAGCTAGATCTCTTGCTGGCGCTTGCGTGAGCGGAAGTTCTTCCATGCTTTGGACTTATACCATCTTTGGTGTTGACACTGAGGATGCTGCCTGATTTTAAACACTGACTATACGGCGGAGCTGACAACGGCTTCGCCGTTTTTGTTTTAAAGGAGGAACCTATGGCAAAAGCAACACGTATTTGCAAAGTCTGCGGTAAGGAGTATGGATATTGCAAGACATGGAACAGCCCTGACAAGTTCCGTTGGCAGGATGTAGCTTGTTCCCGTGAATGTGGCGAGCAGTATTTCAGACAGGTTCTTGAAGCCAGAGGCGAACTGCCTAAAGAAGAGACTGCACCGAAGCAGACAAAGAAGCGAATCAAGAAAGTAATTGAAGAAGCACCTGTTATCGATACTGATGACATTCTGGATGTAAAAGAGGACGTCAAGGTAGAGGAATGAAATTAGAGTTTCAGAATCTGAATAAACTCGAACTGACTTTCAGTTCTTCAGTTATGTAGGACTCGGGCTATGCTTTAACGCTGGCTCGGGTCTTATTTTTACAAGGAGCTAAACGTATGGAACTACACGTAACCTCCCCTATCCCACCGAGCGTAAACCACTACATGGGATATCGGGCTATTATGCGCGGAGGCAAGCCACTTGCCGTACCGTACAAAACATCTGAAGCTGTCGCGTTCCAGAAGGAATTCTCTCATATTCTTGTGGATGCTGTACGAGAACAACACTGGAAGTCTGACCCTGACAGCTCAACACATTTTTACGTGGATGCGGTGTTCTATTTTCCGAGAACACGCATGGATTGTAATAACTATTGGAAGGTGTTGCTTGACACCATCACAGACACGAATCTCATCTGGCATGATGACAATGTTGTTTGCGAACGAGCACAGGCAATCTTCTACGACTCGGCGAATCCGAGAATCGAACTGACTATTCACCCTGTCGAATACATAGGCGTTTTTGAGAATGCGTCTCAGTTAGATGAATTTGAATCTAAGTGCATCGGTTGTACGAGGTACAAGCGAAATTGTAGCATCCTGCGACAGGCCAAGGAAGGTCGAGTGCAATCCGAAATAACACAAATGGAATGTTCGAAATATCATAAACAGGATACTAAGAAGGAATCAAAGGAGAAATTATGAGATTACAAAAGATTGAACATAATGGGACTACGTATACCGTGAAAGAGACTATTGGCATCGCCGACATGATGGGCTTTGTAAACGACGTGATTGAGAATGTTTTCGATGCAGAGACAAACGAATACATTCCTGAGTTTCTCCCGCTCATCATCCGTATGGAAGTATTCAAGAGATATACAGACGTCGAGGTGCCGGAAGATATTGGTGAGGCATACGATTTCGTGTATGGCGAAACAGACCTCTACTCTACCGTCCTGAAACACATTTCACCTGAACAGGCTACGGATATTATGAAGGCAGTTGATGAGAAGATTTCTTACACAATCGAGACAAAGGTAAACGTCGTGAATAAGTCTGTCGCCGATATCTCTGCAAAGGTAGAGCAGCTTGAGAAATCTCTTGAGGGACTGTTCGCAGAAATCAATCCTGACGATATGGCAAAAATTATGAGCATGGTTGCGAACTATGACACAGCTTCTGTCGAGGTGGCGAAGGAGTCTTTTGCAAAGAAACGAGAGTGATATAGATGGCAAGTATCAATATGGATTCGATCGCTTCCAAATTGCACACATGGATTGGTAGAAATGACAGCAAGATGAAAGCGGCTGGACGTGAGGAAGCATTGAAGATAGCAAGCGAGGCAACCAGCCTCCTTGTTGACTGTATGAACAATGCTATTACTGGAAGTGGGTTAGATGGAGGCGCTTTAGCAGCTGTTGGAGATGTATCATCTACGAGCCCGGTTGAAATAAGCGAAGGCAAATTTGAATCTACGGTTTCTATCTCGCGAATTTCTCGTCCATCACTCGCTCCAGTAGAGTATGGTGGCGTATATGATATGGCTGCTCTGTTTAATAACGGATATTCGGCCAGAGACCGAGTATATGGTTTATGGCATGGCGCATATATTGGGAGTAAGATGTCTCGACCGCCGCTCCATTTCGTACAAACCGGTGTTGATATGTTCAATGCTTTTTACGGCGGGACTTATAACGCTACTGCTTCAATAGTAAGCGGTCGTTTTCAATAATTGATATTTTAAGGATTGGCATTTTGCGCCAATCCTTTTCTTTACGAAAGGATGGTGGGATTTATGGCTGATGTCAAACTGGTCGTTGATGTTGACTACTCTCCTAGTCTAAGCAACTTCCAAAGTAATATCAGTAGAATCGTTAATCAAATAAATGGCAATCCATTAAAAATTAAACTACGAGTAGACGCTGGTTCATTCAAGAATGACATTGCGCAGATTACGAACCAGCTAAAGGCGCTGAGCAATCTTAAGATAAATCCGTTTGGAAGTGGCGTTAGTGGCGGAGGCGGTGGCGCTTCTTCACCTAAGAACTTTGTCGCTGATACTTTGGCGTACATAAAAGAGATGGATCGACTGGTAAATCTGCAGAAGTCGATTCAGTCAAGTATGACAAGGTATAGCGGATATTCTGGAGACGCGACACACGGAGGCACGTATAACACACTCGCAGAGCAACTTGGGAAAGTCAAGAGCATTATGGATAGTCTTGACGGCAAGTCGATGGAATCTGTCTCCAAGGAGACTGCGCAGATAAAGCTTGAAGCTGATAAGGCTTCTGCTGCACTGGCTAAAGTCAGTGAGGAGGCTAAGAAAGTAGGCTCTGTTAAGGTAATTGAAAGTAATTCTGCTGCTTACTTTAATGACCTCAAGAAAATAAATAATCTCTATGACGAAATCAGCAGAAATGCTGAGAAATGGAAGGACGCTTCTAAGGGATCTACTTCAGGCGCTTACGGAGAATATGCGAAACAACTTGGCGAGCTTGAAGCGTTGTCCAATGACTTAAAGTCTGGGACTCTAAGTGCAGAAGATTTTAAAAAACGTTTTGCAGAAATTGGTGAGACTGCAAGCAGAACAGGAAACGAAATTAAGAATGCTTTCTCAGGCATGTCGCAACCCGCCGGAAATATGTTTAGTGGGCTGACTCAGCAGATGCTCTCTTTCGTATCCACGACTAGGATAGTCATGGCTGCTATCAGAACAATGAAGCAGATGATCTCCTACTCTATAGAGATTGAAAGCGCTATGAACCGTATCCAAATTGTCACCGGTGCTACCGATGCACAGATGGGTGCGTTCTTTGAGACAGCTGCTGCGCAGGCTAGAGAACTTGGTGCGAGTATTACTGATGTAGCTGGATCGATAGAAACTTTCTCAAGGCTCGGTTAGACAAGGCTAACTTTATAGCCTTATGACCCTCTGTATAGCAATATACAGATGCAAAGCTGGCTTTTATCGGGAAAACTCCAGAGATGGACAATTCCGAGGGCAAGACATAGCTGTAACGCTATGAACCCGTAACGAGTAAGACTTTCGTGTGAGTAATCCACGATTGCACGCCAGCCACC